CAACAAGACACTAACAGCACCGATTATCGCCACGATCAGCAACACCGGCACTTTGACCTTTCCAACATCAACGGACACGATCGTAGGAAGAGCAACCAGCGATACTTTAACCAATAAGACTCTTACTGCCCCAATAGTCAATCTTGCCTTTAATGCACAGACTGGCACGACTTACACTCTCGTTGCTGGTGACTCAGGAAAACTTGTAACTTCTTCCAACGGCTCAGCCGTCACAGTCACAATTCCTACTGGCGTATTTGCAGCAGGTGAGCAAATTAACATTCAATCAATCGGAGTCGGACTAACCACAATTTCAGGTGCTTCGGTCACTATTACTTCAACAGGTGCAAGTGCTATCGCGCCAATACTACGAGCAAGATACTCAGCAGCAACAATTATTTGCACAGCGGCTGGAGTCTTTACAGTAATCGGAGACATCGCCTAATGCCTATTCTTGGAATTGTTGCTTCGTTTAGAAAAAGTAGTTCCGCGGGCTTTCCTTGGACTCAACGAACACTGCCAGTTTCTGCAATCTGGACTGCAGTAACCTTTGGCGCTTCAACCTTTGTTGCAGTTGCAGCAAATTCAACAACCGCTGCGACCTCAGCCGATGGCATCACTTGGACTCAGCGAACACTGCCTGCTTCTCCGACTTGGATTGCTGTTGCGTTTGGCAGTTCAACCTTTGTAGCGATTGGACGAAATTCCAGCATCGCTGCAACCTCAGCCGATGGCATCACTTGGACTCAGCGAACACTGCCAGTTTCTGCTGGTTGGCAAGCAGTAACATCCAGCGGCTCAACATTTGTTGCCGTTTCTGGAAGTTCCAGCATCGCTGCCACCTCTACAGATGGCATCACTTGGACTCAACGAACACTGCCAGTTTCAGCAAATTGGCAAGCAGTAACCTTTGGCGCTTCAACCTTTGTTGCGACAGCGGCTCAATCTTCTATTGCTGCCACCTCTACAGATGGCATCACTTGGACTCAGCGAACACTGCCATCTACAGGTGAATGGACTGAGGTTGCCTTTGGCGCTTCAACATTTGTTGCTATTCGTGGAGGCTCCAGCATCGCTGCAACCTCTACAGATGGCATCACTTGGACTACCCGAACACTCCCAACCTCAGTTGCTTGGGAAGGACTTAGTTTTGGTGCAGGCACATTTGTTACTGTTGGTGATGGCAACACCACTATTGCTGCCACCTCTACAGATGGCATCACTTGGACTCAGCGAACACTGCCAGTTTCTGCTGACTGGGTTTCAACATTTTTTGGCGCTTCAAAATTTGTTGCCATAGCAAGATCTAGTTCCATCGCTGCGACTGCACCCTAAGATAAGGATAAAAAATGCGCTATGAAATAACAAATGAAAATGTAGTTTTAGTTTTTAACGATGGCGATATTATGCCATTTCTAAGCCAGCCAGACTACCCAAATTCAGATAAATGGACAAAAGCGGAAGCAACGGAGTGGGCAGAGATTTACATCGCTTCTCTTGATAAGTCGAATTTATTTTATGCACCAGACGGCAGAGGTTTAGCCCGCAAAGCAAAGCCAACAGCTGAGGAAATTGCAGCGTGGGAAGCAAAACAAGAACTCCGTAAATGAAATCGCATAACGGGTGGCCTGCTAGTGATGATCGGGCTGAAATACCGATCAAGACTTTTACAGTAAAAGGAACCGACGTCGTTTATCTGCTGGAAGTAAACGAGTGACCGCGCAGGATTACGCAGCTCTGACCGTTTCACTTCTTAGCATCGGCGGAGCATTCATCGCGATGACCAGATGGCTCGTTAAGCATTATCTAGCAGAATTAAAACCAAACGGGGGATCCAGCGTGAAGGATCAAGTGAACCGATTGGAAACTAGATTAGATGAAGTTTATCGCCTGCTTCTTAACAGCAATAACGATCGCAAGCCTTAGCGGATGCGGATACCAGGGATGGGTTCGATATCCCTGCCAGGAGTATGAGAACTGGCAGAAACAAGAGTGCCAATGGGCTAAAATCTAAACCTAAGCAGCAAGAAGGGGAAGCAAGTGAGTCAATTAAATAAGTTTCTAAAAGTAGCACAATTGGAACTGGGAAACATTGAAGGACCAGCAGACAATCAAACCAAGTACCAGAAGGCAAACGTAGCCTGGTGCGGAGCATTCGTGAACTGGTGCGCAAAGCAAGCAGAGGTCAAGATTCCAAACTGCACATACACGCCAGCAGGAGCGACAGCATTCATGGACAAGAAGGCATGGACTGATGCAGAAGCAGCAGAACCACAGCCAGGAGATATCGTCTTCTTTGACTTTCCCGGAGACGCGCTGGACCGCATTTCACACGTTGGAATCGTGATCAGCAATAACGGCAACGGCACAGTAACGACGATAGAAGGCAACACCAGCCCGGACAAGAAGGGCGATCAACGTAACGGCGGAGAAGTCTGCAAGAAGATACGCGCATATAAGAAGAAGAATCGCGGCAAGGTTCAACCATCCCTGCCAGTATTTATCGTAGGATTTGGCCGCCCTAAATTTAAGGAGACAGCAAATGGATAAAGCAAAACTTGAAGCAATCGTAATGACATACCTGCGAGCAGGAGCAGCAGCAGTCGTAGCTCTTTATCTTGCAGATCCAAACCGCCCACTCAAGGAATATCTTGCAGCAGGAATCGCGGCCGTAGCAGGCCCGATCCTAAAGGCGATAGATCCAAAGGCGATCGAGTTCGGACGCGGAGTAAAGTAGTCGATGAATCGGGGGGAAATTCTTCAAGAAGCAGCCAGACTCACAGCCAAAGATCGCCAGAAGACATACGGCGATCCAAGAACCAACCACTGCCGCATTGCAGACCTATGGTCGACATATCTCGTACACCAGATAAGCCCACAGCAAGTAGCAATCTGCATGGCGCTCGTTAAAGTTGCACGATTAATTGAAACAGAAACAGAAGACTCCTTCGTGGATTTAGCAGCATACGCAGCGATCGCCGGCGAGATTGCGACCGATCAATGAGCGAGATGATTATCCTCGTACCAAGCAGAGGAAGACCCGGCAACGCCGTAGAATTACTGGCAGAGCACGAAAGACTTTCCACACATTCAGACCTTCTCTTCGTGATCGATGCAAACGATCCAGAGCACGATGCCTACGAATCCAAAGTCGGGGTAGACAAGTGCATAACGATTCAGAACGACACCAGGGGCATGGCTTATCCGATTAACAAGGCAGCCAGCGCGATCGTCAAAGAAAATAAATATAAATACTTCGCCTTCTTAGGCGATGACCACCGCCCACGCACAGCCGAGTGGGATCACCTTCTTATCCAGGCGATGCAGAAGCGGCCGTCAATGGCCTACGGCAACGATCTGCTTCAGAAGGAACGACTGCCCACGATGATAGCGATGACAAGCGACATCGTAAAAGCGCTCGATGGAATGGTTCCGCCAAAGATGAAGCATTTATACCTCGACAATTTCTGGAAGAAGCTAGGCCAGGATTTGAACACAATCACATATCTCGATCACGTTATCGTTGAGCACATGCACCCGATTGCAGGCAAAGCGGAATGGGATGAGGGGTACAAGGAAGTCAACGCGGCCGAAATTTACTCATTCGACGCGCTCGCTTACCAGAACTACATCCAGAGCGAAGCCTACGAATTGCTACGACGCAAACTCAATCCATGAAGCAGCTGATCGCCTTCTCACTCTACGGAAGCCAGGAGCGATACACGATCGGTGCGATCAAGAACGCAATTCTGGCCACGCGGCACTTTAAGGGATACACGCTCCGCTTTTACACCGGGGCCAGCGTTCCAGAATCCATCAAGCAAACCCTTCAACTCTTCCCCCACGTGCAGCTCGTAGACCAGGAAGGACCAGAGGATCACAGAGCCAAACTCTGGCGATTTCAAGCATTGCAAGATCAGGAATTCGACGTCATTCTCAGCCGCGATGCAGATGCCAGGCTGACCCACAGAGAACGCATTGCACACGAAGAGTTTCTAGCAAGCGGCCTCAATTTCCACATTATGAAGGACCACCCCACAGGCCACAATTACCAGATCAGCGCCGGCATGTTTGCAGCTCGTACCAGCGCGATCCCGGCAGAGATTTCATGGCCAGCAGCGAAGGATTATTATATGCAGGATCAAGACTGGCTGGCGGCGACGATTTGGCCCTTGATCAAAGACAGCGCCCTGATCCACGATGAGAGCTACCAAACCAAGCCAGAAGGACGCAGTAAGCGCCGCCCATTCCCGATCCGTAAACAGGCAAGCCTGCACCATATCGGGGCAGCCCTTGAAGCAGATGACCGCTTCCATTTCAGCATTGACCAGTCAACAGCGAAGGCCGAAACTGGCAGTGATAAATACATGGCAGAATGGCTAATATGAAAATTCTTATAACAGGAGATGCCGGCTTCGTAGGGCGAGCATTCCACCGAGCACTAGATGGCAAAGGCCATGACATCACTGGCATCGACATCGCAAACGGAATCGATTGCCGCGACTTCTTCAAGAAGGACGACACGAAGTACGACGTCGTCATTCACCTCGCGGCGATCGTCGGGGGCAGGGCCACGATTGAGGGGAACCCTTTGGCCGTTGCCAGCGACCTCGCCATCGACGCCGATATGTTTCAGTGGGCGATCAGGACTAAACCAGAGCGCGTCGTTTATTTCAGCAGCTCGGCGGCCTATCCGATTTATTTGCAGCGAGCCGCTTATAAGCAACGACTCAACGAGCGAGACATCAACCTAGATCACATAAGAACGCCAGACTTCAGCTACGGATGGGCAAAGTTGACCGGCGAAACTTTAGCCAGATACGCAAGGGCAGAGGGAATCAAAGTGACCGTCCTGCGCCCATTTAGCGGATACGGCAGCGACCAGGCGCTCGATTATCCATTCCCATCGCTGATAGCACGCGGCAAGGCCAAACAGGATCCGTTCGAAGTGTGGGGAACAGGCCAGCAAGTTCGAGACTTTATCCACATCGACGACGTGGTCGCAGCTACATTCGTAGCAATCACAAACGACGTGCAGACTTTGAATCTTTGCACCGGCAGACCGACATCTTTCATACAGCTCGCAGAGATGATCATGCTTGCGCAGGGATATCTGGCCCCAATCAAGAAACACCCGGCCAAGCCCACAGGTGTGGAATACAGAGTCGGAGATCCAACCAGCATGCTGCGCATTTATGAACCGAAGATCAGCCTCGAAGAAGGAATAGCCAGGGCGCTGAAGAATGCGTAACCAGTATTCGGCCATGATTTAGCAACACGAAAAGACCCCCCAAAGCCAAGAAACAGGCGATGGGGGGCATTTCGCGCTATAGGAGATCGGATGGATCCCGGATGGATCTCATCTCCTTAGCAATAACCCGATTGCCCCAGGAAACCAAGAACCAATCGGGAAGAACAGGAACGCGCAGTTCTTTCTTTGGCAGCAGCACGATCAGGAAGGACCAGAAGCCAAAGAATAGTCCGAAGGCAAACCAGAACCAGATACGACGGCCATAAGCCAGCGCCAGAATGCCAGCAACAGGAGCAATAAACAGATTGCACCAGCTCATCGAATATAAGCCTTCAAAGCATCCACGATAACCTCGCTGACAGATTTCTGCTCAGCAGCAGCCTGGGCTTTTACAGCAGACCAGAGAGAATCCGAAACTCGGACAGAACGCGCCTTCTTAACGGCCATCTGAGATCACCTCGCCAATCATAACCGAGCAAGATCCGTAGCCAGAACCAGTCCAGCAGAGATTGCGAGTGGCATACGTGAACAGGCTGACTAGCAGCAGGCCGATCACGATTGCCACCGCCCGGCGACGAAGCACGAATTTAGCATCCATCTTCATCACTTCACACTCCTCAGAGCTTGTAGATACGAAGGCAACGACGCCAGGACATTCACCATAACGGCCTCCATTAATTCAGGATCCTGACGATCGGAAGCCTCCTCAAGATTTCGAGCCGCCAGATCCATGCCGGACATTACATCGATAAGGACGTTCTTTATTGCACCCATTTATTTACCTTTCACTAAAAAAGAATGAAGATCAGCACAGCCAGGGCAAACAGGAAGAAGAGCCTGCTCGCTCATGACTGCACCTCAAAGTTTCGATTCTTACCAGCACAGAAGACGCAGACATTCATCCAGTAGCGCTCGCCATTTGGATGTTGATATTGACGACGGAAGATCGCCTGCCAGCGACCATCGCAGGCATCGCAATCAGGAAGACCGGCAACTTTCATCTGGGGCTTATTCATGATCAGCGACCTTCCCATGCAGCTCGTGGAGCATAAGGAGAGACAGGAGAGTGGGAACCAACTTCAGAAGTAGCTATCCAGAGAGTAGGCAAACCGCGAGAAACATCTTCCTCATCTTCTTCAGCATCGTCATCTTCAGCATCGATCAAAGAAAGACAATCGATGAAAGCAGCCAGAGGATAAGAAGGCTGAGTGGCAACCATTACATCGCACTCTGCCATTTCTGGAAATTCTTGAACGATATTTTGCAACTGGTCAATGAGATCCATCAAATTCATTATAACCACTCCTTAGCAACAGCAACGAGGACAGAAGAAGAAACGCGTCCGGAGAATTGTGCAGAAGCAGCGATGGCAAAGTTTTCAGCTTTGTAAATATGGATCACATTATCTTCAATAGCGAAGCGAACACCGGTAACAAAAGTGCCTTTACGAAAACCGATGAAAGAACCAGGTGGCAACAGATCAACACCGCCGTACATGTTCTCAACAGGAACATCACAAAGGCCATCGATTTCAAGATCAATAGCAGCCTCAACGATTACATCTTCTAAAGTTTGAACTGACATTTTATTACCCCCCACCAGCTAGAGACATTCGCTCTTTGCCGATACGAGTATCTTGGCATACGTCAGGACGTATGTCCATACGAGAACACGCAGGGAATCCTGTGAATATTTGAAAATTAATGACCTAGCTGAGCGTGAATGGCTTGGCTTTGGCGCAGCAACGGCGTGGCAAACTCAGAGATTCCTGGAACTCATGCACACTAGGCAATAACCAGGCCACAGGGCCACAAGACATAAAGGAGAACCGATGGAGATACAGCTCATCATTGGAGCAGGAATTACAGCTTCAGGAATTTTGACCGCTTTATTATTGAGATGGCAGAACGATCCGCTCGAAGTAGAAATCAGAGCAGCTCTGCAATATGAGAGCAAGCAGAACCAGATCGCAAAGGCAATAAAGAAATGAAATATCGCGAGCAGTTGTTTTCAATACATAATCACTCTGACGAACACATTGCCTTATACTTAGAGGAACAAGATGCAGTAAAAGATTTACTAGAGGATGTGGCTGGCAATTTCAGCATTAACGCTCTTGATGAGCTGCAAGCGGTGGTAAATAAATCAGTTAAGGCTGAAAATTACTTTAATGATTTGGAAAATGCTCGTGAAAATATCGGCGAAGGCGCACCGCTACTTTGCAGAATGACTGAAGAAGAAGCGCTGATCTTGGCTGAAGATTTAATTCGAGCAGTTAAGTTTGGCAGAATTAGCCGCCAGGCGAAGTTGAATCATCCTTTACTAAGCAACCCTTACCCAGCGCTCAAGGGAGTTAAGTGGTAACAAATGGCAAATCCAAATGGACGCAAAGGCGCACTCTTCGAAACAGAGGTAATGAAGTGGCTGCGTTCAGTTGGAGCGATCGCAGAACGACTCACGAAAGCAGGAAGCAAAGACGAAGGCGACATCGTCTGCATCGTTGCCGGCAAGACTTACATCTTGGAGTTGAAGAATCGAAAGACAATATCGCTGCCAGTATTCTGGGAAGAAGCAACGACGGAAGCAATCAACTACGCTAAGGCCAGAGGACTAGACCAAACACCCCCGGCTTACGTGATCATCAAACGCCGCCATGCCGGAATCGAAAAAGCCTGGGTTGTTGAGAACTTAGAGCAATGGATCGAGCGCCATGATTAGAACCAGAGACTTCTTGCCATTCGTGCAATTATTCGAAAACCCAGCCTGCCGAGAGATCGGCGATCCTGATTATTTCTTCCCGGAAGGGAAAGCAGAAGAGGCAGAGCGCCTCCCAAACCTTCGCAGAATCTGCGGAGATTGTACAGACAGAAAGGAATGCTTGGCATACGCCATCAAAGAAGAGATCCAACATGGCATCTGGGGCGGCAAGACGCCGACCGAGAGAGGCCATAACCTGCGACGAAACGAGAAGCAGACTAGAGACAATCGAGTCATCAAGCTTCGAGATCAGGGAATCTCAACCGACGAAATCGCCAACAAAGTAGGCATCAGAGTGACGCAGGTTTACCGCATTTTCACTGAAGCAAACAAGGCGAGAAAGCGAGAAGAGCAATCAAACGAGAAAACAGTTATCCACTCCGGCGCTTTATCTTCATCATTGGAATTACGACGATGACGAGCTCATTGGCGGCGGCAGCATTAGCACCAGCACCGGCGACGCCAGTCGTCATATTCGAGCAGAGGACAGCGATGCAACACATCGATCCTAAGGCGCTCGCGAGAGAATTGTTGCAGCCACAACAATATAAATGCTTCGCGCAATTGATCGGCAAGGAGAGCGCGTGGCAATCCGTCAATAACCCCACCAGCTCTGCAAAGGGAGTGGGGCAACTCCTTGCCGGCACATACAAAAATCTAGGGATGCGACACCCGGAATCAAAAGTGAGCCAGACGATCGCAGCCTTAGCCTACATCGGAAGACGATACGGATCCGGCGGCCCCTGCGCAGCCTGGTCACATTGGCAAAAGCAGAAAACAAAGACCGGCTACGGCTGGTATTAAGGGGGACGAATGACAATTGAAATAGAGAACGGCGTCGTTGATTTCGACGACGGAGTGGGGCAATGGCTTCGCCAATACAAGGAAGCCCAGGCCGAAGTAAAAAAATGGCAGGAAGTAGCAGACATCGCAAGATCGCACCTTGAATCCGCGATGGGAGATGCAGAGCTTGCCATGTTTCAGAATCGACCAGTCGTCAGATGGACCAGGGTGGAAAGCCGCCGATTCGACACAAAGAAGGCCAGGGAGATCTTGCCAGCGCAAGTGATCGACCTTCTCGAAGTGATCAGCACAGCCCGGCGATTTACGATCGTGGAGCAAGACTGATGAGCATGCCAACAATTATCCCGATGCCGGGAACGACGCAAGACCCCATATTCAACCCATACGAAGACGACGAAGAGGACGACGAATAGATGTTCGTATCACCGCACGCACCAGGCAAAGCCCTCGGCGATGAATTGGCAACAATTATCACGAAGGCAGGAACATGGACGCCTCGATCAAAGCAGGTCTACATAGGCCCATCCGAGATCGGCCACGAATGCACCAGGCGCATCGCCTACAAGTTGCTCGACTGGGATAAAGCAAACGAGATCCCAGGCGGCGGAAACTGGGCAGCGCAAGTGGGAACAGCGATCCATTCGCATCTGGCGGAGATCTTTGGCAAGCTCGAAGACTACGACGTAGAACAGAAGGTCACGATCCGGGGCAACCTTTCAGGAACCGTAGACCTCTTCGACAAGCGGCGCGGCATCGTTATGGATTGGAAGACCACAGGCAGCACAGGACTGGAGAAGCGCCGTAAAGAAGGAGCAACCGAGCAGCAGCTCGTGCAAGTGCAGCTCTATGGATTCGGCAAAGCCAGAGAAGGCGCAGAAGTTAAACAAGTGGCGCTGATTTATTTACCGACAGGCGGCAGCCTCGACGACATGCATGTAGAACTTCACGATTACGATGAATCAATTGCGATTAAGGCACTGGAGCGACTCGACGCCGTCTACGGATTACTTTCAACCGTTGACGTCGAAGGCAGCCCGGACCTTTGGCAATTGATACCAGCGAAGCCCGATAGACTTTGCAATTACTGCCCTTATTTCCAGCCTTTCAGCACAGATTTATCGAAGGCATGCAACGGAGATACCACAGCATGATCGAGAAGACAATCTCGGACATCGCCAAAGAAATAGCGGAGAATAATCCGCCCTCGGAGTTGGAAAACCAACAGACAAGCAACACCCAAGTAAAGGGGGAAAGCGAATGGACTTCGCTGAAATATCCACAGGCGGCGACCAGCCAAAGGTCGCAGATCTAGCAAACCAATTGCTGATCATTGAACCAACAGAATATAAGGCCAGCATTCAAACAGTGCATGGCGAGACAGATGCGATCGAAGTACGAGTAACCAACCTCGACACAGGAGAGATCTATGACGACCTTCTCTTCTTCAACGTTGCACTTAAGAACGCACTGAAGAACAAGATCGGCCAGAAGGTTCTAGCACGCATCGGCCAGGGAACAGCAAAGCCAGGCAAGTCTGCTCCCTGGATCCTGATTGATGCAACCGGCAACCCGGCAGACTTAGCAAAGGCAAATGCCTTCGTTGCATCTGCCCCGGCGCAGCAAGTGGCAACGGCAGCAGCTGCACCAGCAGAGCCAAAGCAAGTGGTGACAGCAGACGCGCTGACGCCTGAAGTCTTGGCACTTTTGGCGCAGCTTGGAGCAAAGCCAGCCTAGCCAAACCATTCCTGAGATGGCCTCCCACTCAGGGAAGGCGCGTGGGCCAGGTGGCCGTAGGGGAAACGAATCGGTTCGAGTCTGATTTCACGCACGCAAGATTCAAAGCAGCAAGTAAATAATCATCAAGGGGGCGAACATGAGCGGCACACCTAAACCAAATACAAATCCGCCGATTTGCAAACAGTGCAATGCTGAAGCAAATTGGGATAGCAAATGGGCTGACTGGTCGTGTTTTTTATGCCATCAAGAAGAAGAAGAAGAAGAAGAATGAAGAATGAAACGCTAACCACAGCGCTCCGATTTGCAACAGCAGGCATCTGCGCCGTTCCAGTAGCAGCTGACGGATCCAAGCGGCCAGGACTTTCTTCATGGACGACTTACCAGAAGAAAAGACCGACACCGGATGAATTAATGGAATGGTTTGGCAAGAAGCAGGACGGCGTGGGAATTATCTGCGGCGCAGTTTCTGGCAACCTTGAAATGCTAGAGCTCGAAGGCAGGGCCGTAGCCAAGAAGTTACACATTGAACTCCGCCAGATATTCGAGAGCAGCGAGCATGGTCACCTTTGGACGCAGCTCGTCAACGGCTACATGGAGACGACACCAGCAGGCGGCATTCACTGGCTCTACAGGATCAGCGACGGCAAAGTGCCAGGCAATACAAAGATCGCACAGGCAGCAGGAGAAGACGGCGGATGTTTGGCAGAAACACGTGGCGAAGGCGGCTTCGTGATCACAGCGCCATCGGGCGGCAAGTGCCACCCTTCCGGCAACCCCTGGCAGATGAGCGCAGGATCCATTGAGACAATTCCAACATTTACGCTAGAAGAACGAGCGATCATCCATCAATATTTCGCCCTCTTTGACGAGATGCCAAAGGCCGAATGGATCGGCGAAGAGATCAAACCGCGCAAAGAAGGCGGCCAGGCAACACCAGGAGATGAGTACGAAGAAACCGTAACCTGGGAAGCCATTCTCGAACCACTCGGATGGACGAAGATTTATAGCAAAGGCGAATCGACAGCCTGGCGGCGTCCGGGCAAGTCCGAAGGCATATCGGCGACGACGAATTTTAATGGCAACGGCAAGCTCTTCGTTTTCAGCACCTCGACCATCTTTAAAGCGCAGAGCAGCTACTCGAAATTTGCCGCTTACACCCAGATAGAGCACCAGGGGGATTTTAAGGCAGCAGCTTCACATCTGCGATCGCAGGGCTTCGGAGCCAAGACAGAACTGCGCACCGATTGGCAGCAGATAGAAGCCCGCAATCCGAGCCACGTGCAGCTACATGACGAGAACGAAGAGATTGCCACCAGCTCGTGGATCCCACAGGACATCACCGACATGCAGCTCGAAGATGAACCACCGCCATCGATTCTCAAGCGAGAAGACGGAAACTTCATCCTTTATGCAAACAAGATAAACGCCATCTTCGGGGAAAGCGAAAGCGGCAAGACTTGGATCGCAATCGAAGCGGTGCGCCAGGAACTCGCCAAAGATAACTGCGTCTTTTATTTAGACTTCGAAGACAGCGCTCGCGGAATCAGAGGACGGCTCAAGACGATGGGAGTGGCAGCAAAGGGGCTGCGACATTTCAGATACGCAAACCCCGACGAAGGAATCACCAGGGGAATCGTGGAAGTCATTCAAAGCGAGATCCAGATCCATAAACCGAGCCTGATCGTTATCGACGGCGTCAACGCAGCGATGAACCTGCTAGGGCTTGATTTGGAGAAGAACAAGGACGCGACAACTTTCTCGCAGCTCATCCTTCGCCCATTGAGAATGGAGAACGCCTGCATCTTGACCATTGACCATGTCACAAAGAGTAAGGACACCAGAGGCAACTACGCCATCGGAGCACAGGCAAAGAGAGCAGACATTGACGGCGTAGCGATCGCAGTCGACGTAGCGATGCCATTCGGCCGGGGCTTGGACGGCTGCCTGAACCTCAAAGTAACCAAAGACCGGCCAGGCTTCGTCCGCGCCATCTGCCAAGACGCCAAAGACCTCGGAGTGGCAAACTTGAAGAGCAATAAGGACGGAACGATCACCGTCACGATTAGCGGCGGCACGATCGTGGTGACGACGAAGGAGCAGAAGCTTCAGGAGATCTCCAACTTCTTCGAGAGTATGGGAATCGAGATGGGCCAGAACGACATCCGCAAAGGACTACGCCAAGAAGGGATCGAGATCGGCAACCAGGAACTAGGGCAAGCATTGGAGCAGCTCATCACCGGTGGCTTCGTGGAATTCAGGAAGAACGGACAGAAGTACTTCTACAAATTCAAGAACCAATTCATGATCGGCGACGTGAACGCATGGGAAGCAGAATAAGCGGCCTGTGGATAACTCAACTGTTCCGCCGTTCCGCACTGTTCCGCACTGTTCCGCAGAACGGCAGGGCAGAGCGACCAAACTGTTCCGCTGTTCCCCCCCTATAAGGGGGGAACGCGGAACAGTGGAACAGCAGCCTGAAGGAACAGATGAATGAAAGATTCAAACTTTAAAGCCGAATATTGCGCAGCCTGTGGAAAACTTATCTGGCAAGGGATGACCGTCGGATTCCAGATCAAACTCAACCCCGGAGCCTTAAGCATTCAGGAAGAGATCATGAAACGAATCGCAGGATTAAGAACCTTTCAACTGCATAGGACGGCCGTATCATTTGAAGCAGAGCTGCGATCGCTGAACACCATCAAAGCCAGCCAGGGAAGAGAGCAGATTATTCTGGCCAGTCACAGCTGCACCAGGACGAAGGAGATCTTCAGACTCAAAGACCAAGAACCAGGGGAAGAAGAGATCCCGGATTATTGGAACAGAAGCAAGAAGCCAGCACTAGACCAGGAAGGGATACCGTTCTGATGGATTGCACAATCTGTACTAAGAAGACCGAGCACCCAGGAGCCTGCCCGAAGTGCGCGAGCAAGACCAGAAACCAGATCGCAGAGCTTCCACAGCTGCACAAAGAAGCCGGCCAATTCCTTCACCCATCTCGGACAGGATCAGGAGCAACGAGTACCGAGAGAAGCATCGGCATCAACGTCAGCGCCCTCGACTTCTCGATGGCTACCGAGTTGCTGCGGATCCTTCACTCATGGGAAGCAACCATACGATTCAGAAGAAGCCTGACACCGCCGGCGATGTTGATCAGAGAACCAACCACTGAGAGCGAAGTCTTGGCATCGGCAACCTTTCACCTGACACATCTCAACTGGACATTGACCCAGGAGTGGGCAGCAGACTTCGCAGCAGAGATCCAGATCATCCACGCCAAAGGAAGAGCAGCAGCCAAACGATTCTCAGAACAGCCAAGACGAATCCCTTGTCCAACAGATGACTGCAAGAAGTACGTGGTGATCGACGCCGAGAATTTAAGGGCAGAGGTTTCATGCTTCGGATGTAAACAGGGCTGGACGGTGCTGCGATTGGTAGCATTGGCCATGAGCAACCCACACAAAACCTTCTTCTTAGATGTTGAAGCAATATCAATGTGGCTAGGAATAACAGAGAGAGAAGTTTATAGAACGATAAAGAAGAACGACATCCAGAGAACAGGAACTCTTTATGACATCGCAGCAATCATCAAAGCAAGATCATGAATGAATATATACAACCGTCAATCCAATCTGATACGCTTGCGCTAGCAGACGTCACCATCCCAGGAACAACAAGGGATACCAAATGCTAAGCATCAACATACGCATCGGCGACGTGGCAACAGATCTAACTACAGACAACAACTTATCCCTTGACGCCGTCGAGTCATTACTTAACAGAGTAGTAGCAGCAACACTCCAGTCGTATCTATCACTACCGGAGAAGGACAGACTCGCCCTTTACGGATCGGACTACGATGACGAATTCGATGGAGATGAAGAATGAAAGAACATGCATCAGATGCAAAAAAACAAAATTACCAAACCTATTCTCTAAAGATAGAAGAAGAGCAGATGGATTGCTTAAGTTATGTAATAATTGCAGGAGCATCGATCGCAGGATTATTCGTAAGGCGAATAAGAATCGCCAGGCAATACTCGAAGAGCAGAACCATGCGTGCGCTATCTGTGGCGTCCATATTGAAGAGAGCACGACGAAATTCGTAATTGATCACAATCATCAAACGAATCAAGTGCGTGGAATTCTTTGCAGCAACTGCAACGTTGGACTGGGATACTTTAAAGACCACACCGGCAGACTTGGCCAAGCGATCAAGTATCTAATGGATTACGATGGCCTTACCTAGACCATGCAAAGACTGCGGAACCATTGCACGCGCAGCTCGATGCGCAGAGTGCGATCGCATTCATAAGAAGATTCAAGAAGCCCGGCGGCCCACACGTGCGCAGCGCGGCTACGACTACCACTGGCGGCAGATCAGCAAAGCGCTTCGAGAAGAGCAACCCTGGTGTTCCAATTGCGGCAGGACCAAAGACCTAACCCTTGACCACATCAAATCCCTGGCCGAAGGCGGCCTGACAATCAGATCCAATCTTGAAGTCTTATGCCGAAAGTGCAATTCAAGTAAAGGCAATCGATAACCGCACGCACACCCCCCACCCGGCAGATCCCGGTACGGCCTGTAACCACAAGGCGCAAGGGGGGGATCAACCCTGACGCCCCTGAAACGCGCACCGTCGCAGTTCAGAGGTTTTCAGGGTTTGACCAGTTAAACTATAAACAAGGGGGAACAATGACTAAATGTGAGAACGGAACGGCCAGCATACGCTGCGATGGCGTAGGAAATTTCTGGATTGATACCTTAATTGGCGAAATGATTCTTTGTTGGAAGTGTTATCAAGAAGACAACTCGCACAATATGCCACTAATCCGCGAGCAGATAGCCAAAGATATCGAGGCTAAATACTGTGCGGCTAGTGATGATGCCGATGACGAGCCCTTCATACCTGAATATAAAGGCGATTTAGGATGCTTCGGCGCAAACGAGGAGCATTGCGACATAATAAAAGAGTGTGCCGCTATCGTTCGGGGCGAGGTGGGGAAAAATGATAAATGAAAGTTTAAAGAGCTTAGCCACTCCGATCGACGATTTACACACGCTGCCCGGCAATCCACGCAGGGGTGACATCGCAGCCGTAGCACGATCGCTTGAGCGCTTCGGCCAGCGAAAGCCGATCGTTGCTAAACACAGCGACGGAACCATCATCGCCGGCAACCACACATGGCAAGCAGCCAAGCAACTAGGCTGGACAGAGATCGCCGTCGTTTGGACGGACGACGATGACAACACCGCGCACGCATTTGCACTGGCCGATAACAGAACGGCAGAACTTGGAACCTACGATGAGGACGCGCTCCGAGAGATGATCGCGCAGCTCGTAAACGTAGATCCAGAATTAGTAAGCGACGCAGGATACAGCCAGGAAGCGATTGCAGAGATTCTCAAGATTCCGGTCGAAGAGATTCCAATGACCGGCGACTTAGATGCAGCACCAGCGAAGTCAAGAACGGCCCACAGCATCGAAGGCGACACCTGGATACTTGGACCGCACCGATTAGTTATTGGCGATTCAACAGATCCACAAATTCTAGCGAAGGCACTCAACGGAAGACTTTCAGATTGTATCTTTACAGATCCGCCATACAACGTCGGCTATACTGGCGGAACGAATGAGAGTCTGACAATTCAGAACGACTCGATGAGCGATCTAGAATTTGAATCTTTTCTACTTGCAACATACGCAGCGATGTACGCAAACGCGAAAGAAGGCTGCCCAATTTATGTCTGCCACGCAGATGGAAGCAGCGTCACATTTAGATCAGCATTCAAGACTTCAGGATTTATGCTCAAGCAAATTCTTATCTGGGTGAAAGACAACTTCACACTCAGCCGCCAGGACTACAACTGGCAACACGAACCAATCATCTACGGATGGAAGCCAGGAGCAGCTCATCCCTGGTTTGGCCCATTCAACGATTCAACCGTTCTAGACTTTGCAACCAAAGACCTAGACACATTGAGTAAGACGCAGCTTGTAAAGATAATCGAAACATCTAGGGAGTCTTCAACAATCATCCGGGAACCGCGTCCACGTAGAAATTCAGAACACCCGACCATGAAGCCCATCAATCTAATAACTCGCGTATTAAACAATTCGGCTAATCGTGAGTCGGTTGTTCTGGATCCCTTTGGCGGATCAGGATCGACACTAGTAGCAGCGCACACTTTAGGAATGACGGCAGCGCTTGTAGAATTAGATCCGATATACGCAGACGTTATCTGCAAGCGATGGCAGGAGCTGACCGGCATCCTTCCAATCAATGAACTGACCGGCAAACCTTACGATTTCATAGGAAGCGACAATGCCTAATCCCCCAAAACCAATAGAGCAGAAGCGCAAACTTGGCAACCCAGGAAAGCGACCACTTCCAGATAGAGCAAAGCTGATCGCATTACCAATGGCGCAGCAAACACCAGACCCACTGCGCCCACTTGGAGCAGAAGGCCAGAACATGTGGGAACGAATCTGGCACGCAGGCCGCGCCTGGATTTCTTTAACGACAGACATCGAGCACGTCATGATTCTCTGCGAGACGATGGACGAGCGAGTACAGCTTCGAGCCTTAGTATTTCGCGGCGGAGAATGGAGAGATCGCGTGGCATTACGCCAGCTCGATCACCAGATAACCGCCATGCTTTCGCTGATCGCATTTAACCCGGTTGAGCGTTCAAGACTTGGACTAGCAGAAGTGCAAGCGCAGACGCGCATCCAGGAATTGATGACGCGATCACGTGGGTAAAAAGAAAATACATTCATGGCCGCCGCGTTGGATGACGCCGGTGGATTTGGCCGATCGCAAACGCGGAGACGGCCCACTTTATTCTGAATTCGCAGAAGCAGTCTGTCGAGTAACCAAAGACTCCGTCGCAGCACCAGCAGGAGAACTGCTTCGATTGCGAGATTGGCAGAAGGAACTTCTCAACTACACACTTGCAAGAAGAGCAGATGGCAGATTTAAACACAGAGTCGCCCTGGTTGGAATGGGACGCAAGAACGGCAAGTCCGCGCTCGCAGCTTCGATGGGATTATCAGCGCTCACACTTGGCGGCAACGGTTCAGAGATTTATTCGTGCGCAGCAGATCGAGATCAAGCAAGAATCGTATTCGGAACAGCCAAGCGAATGGTTGAACTAGACTCGGAACTTTCTTCGATGTTCACTCTTTACCGAGACGTGATCGAATACAAGGACAAGGGATCCGTTTACCGAGCACTCTCGGCAGAGGCATACACGAAAGAAGGACTCAACCCTTCGCCCATTGTTATCTTTGACGAAGTGCATGCGCAGCCAAACCGAGAACTCTGGGATGTTATGTCGCTCGCCGGCGGAGCAAGATCAGATTCACTTCTTCTCGGCATAACGACAGCAGGAGTAAAGACGCAAGCAAACGGCCAGGACAGCCTCGCCTATTCTTTATATCAATATGGCCAGAAGCTCGTCAAAGGCGAGCTTGTGGATCCGTCCTTCTTCTTTGCCTGGTGGGAACCGAAGAACCCAGAAGCAGACCACCGAGACAAGCAACTCTGGATTGAATCAAACCCAGGCTTCGCAGACATCGTAGACGCCGAAGATTTCGAGAGCGCAGTATTGAGAACGCCAGAGGCAGAATTCAGAACCAAGCGCACTAATTGCTTCGTATCAACAGCAACCGCGTGGCTTCCAACAGGATCCTGGGAAGCATTGATCGACAAGGAAAGAACGCCAGAGCCAGGCGAAGAAGTTATTCTGGCATTTGACGGAGCGTTCTCCAACGACAGCACAGCGCTCGTAGCCTGGCTGCTTGGCGGAGAGAAGCCCCATCTTATGGTTATAGGAATCTGGGAAAGACCAGAAGACGCAGAACAGGGATGGCACGTGCCAGTAGCAGAAGTCGAAGAGACGATCATCGACACATTCAGAAACAGCAACTACCAAACCAAAGAGATCGTCTTCGACCCGGCAAGATGGCAGCGAACATTCATGGTGCTAGACGAGCAAGGCATGCCAGTCGTTTCTTATCCAAACAGCGCAGAGCGAATGGTTCCAGCAACTCAAAAATTCTACGAAGCCGTAGTGAATAAAACCTTCACCCACGATGGCGATGAAAGAATGGCAAGGCACATAACCAACTGCGTGACGAAACAATCTTCTCGCGGCGTTATGGTGGCGAAGGCAAGCTCGAAGCGGAAAGTGGACGCCGCCGTAGCAGCAATCTTTGGATACGACAGAGCAACTCAACCAGCAGAACCGAAGCCACCAGTGACTCGATTCTTCTCGGTTCAACTTTAGGAGAGCAATGAAAAAAATAGACTTCTCACTTATGGCAGAATTAACCGGGGTAACGTTGGCAACCATAGGAATCGGAATGCTCTCTTTACCGATCGCACTAATTACACTAGGCGCATTCCTAGTATGGATAACAGAAAAGGCTAACTGATGAGTCTATCGAAAAGAATAAAGGCAGCAGCGCAACGACGAGCAAACGATAATCAATACGTCGAGCCAATTATTCCAGGACGCCCGGCTTACATGGCCCCATCAGGAATCGAAGTCAACGCAGACTCAGCGATCCGCATGTCCACAGTTTATGCATGCGTGCGACTTCTCGGCGATACGATTTCCTCATTGCCAGTCGGCGCTTATGTTCGCAGAGGTCGCAATAGGTTACCTTATGCAACCGTTTATGGACAGCAACCAGCATGGATCAACAAGCCAAACCCAGAAGCATCGCGCCTGGAATTTTACGAGCAGATAATCGCTTCACTTAATATTCATGGCAACGCATATATCCTTTCAGTTCGCGACGACATGGACGAAGTGGCTGAGGTTTATTGCGTCCACCCAGACGACGTGCGCATCGAAAGACCAGCACCAGGCGAGCCAATTATTTACAAAATGAAAGACCGCGAAGGATCCTTCTCTCGCGTTCTCACATCACGCGAGATCAAACACATTCCACTCTTTAGACTTCCCGGATCCTTCTACGGCCTCGGACCAATTGGCGCAGCTCGTCTGACGATCGGCGCAGCGATGGCAGCAGACACATACGCAGCCGCATACTTTGGCAACGCTGCAAACCCAGGCGGAGTAATTGAAGTGCCAGGAGAACTGACAGAAGAGCAGGCAAGCGATATCGGCCGCGATTGGAACATCACGCACACAGGACCGTACCGCGCAGGCAAGATCGGAATCCTTTCAGGCGGCGCATCATTCCGGCCACTCACACTAAACGCAGCAGACGCACAGCTTCTCGAAGCCCGGCGATTTAACGTCGAGGACATTGCAAGATTATTCAGAGTACCGATCAGCCTGCTAGGACATCCAGTAGCAGGAGCGATGTCATTTGCCAGCGTTGAAGCGCAGAACTTATCATTCGTGCAGCATTCACTTCGCCCATTATTAGAACGAATCGAACAATCACTCTCGGAGTTATTGCCAGAACCAGATGGCTTTATCAAATTTAATCTTGACGCATTGCTTCGAGGAACGACACTAGAGCGCTTCGATGCATACACGAAGGGGCTGCGTGAAGGGTTCCTATCTCTAAACGATGTGCGATCCTATGAAGATTTATCTCCACTCGGAGAACCAGGAGATCAATACCGAGTGCCGCTGCAAAATATCGACGCAGCAGATGCACGCGATGTAGGACTCAAACTTCGAGCAGAGATAGCAGCATCACTGATCCAGGTCGGCTTCGAACCAAAGTCAGTAACAGAAGCCGTAGGATTACCAGACATAGCACATACAGGAGTGCCAAGCAGCCAGCTCCAGCAAGTCTCAGCAATTGATCCTGCAGACCCGTCATCAGTTTATGAGGTCGAGCAGTGATCGCTGCACAATTTATACAAGACAACGCAGAACGTGGCCTGAAATATTTAGCAGAAGGCTACGGCGGAGATGGACTGACAGAAGGAACGAAGAGCGCAGCTCGTGAAATGGCAGCCGGTAATGTCAGCGAAAACAAGATCAGGAAAATGGCCCCCTGGTTTGCCAGACACAAAGTAGACGGCCAAGCTCCAAAGAACAGCAACGAATCCGATCCAGAATATCCCGGCGCAGGATTAGTCGCCTGGCTTTTATGGGGTGGAGATTTAAACTTCAGCGACCGAGCACAGGACTGGGCGCAGAGAAAAATAGACGCACTCGACGCGGAAGCAGACTCAAGGAGAAAAATGAAAAAAATCGAACGCCGCACCTTTACGATCAAGAACGTAGAAGCAAGACAAGCAGAAGACGGAAGCATGCGCCTATCTGGATACGCAGCAGTTTTCAACGACGCCAGCGTGCCGCTTCCATTTATCGAGACAATCGCACCCGGAGCATTTCGTAAGACCCTTACCGAGACGCCAGATGTTCGACTTTTAATCAACCATGAAGGCCTGCCACTGGCACGCACGAAGAACGGAACCCTGCGCCTGCAAGAAGATGAGACAGGACTTTATATGGACGCCGATCTTCCAGACACCCAGGCAGCTCGTGATCTCTACACATTGGTAGAACGCGGCGACGTCGATCAGATGAGCTTTTCATTCCGAGTAATCCGACAGAAATATAACGAAGGAAGGACAGAGCGAACCCTGATGGAATTATCACTAGCAGATGGCGACGTTTCAGTCGTGACCTACCCGGCCTATCCAACGACAAGCGTGGAAGCCAGAGAACAGATCCGAGCAGCGATGCAAGCTGTCAAAGAAGGACGCGATATAAGTCCAGAAACGAAGATGGTTCTAGAAAATATATTCTCCGATCTTTCAGAAGGTCACGAATACATTATGAAAGCAGCTCAAATTATGTCTGAATTTATGGAGATGGAAGATTCGACTTACATGGAAGAAGAAGATCGCGCAGTTGATACAGTCGGCAGCTTCGTCTCCTGGGATTCTTCCGGTGGCACAGCACGCGGCAAAATCGTACGCGTTGTTCGAGAAGGCTCGCTCAATGTTCCAGAAACAGATTTTATGATTAACGCAGAAGAAGACGATCCTGCTGTTTTGATTCGCCTCTATCGCGAACTGCGAGATGGCTATATTGCGACAGATACGCTCGTAGGACACAAGGCATCAACACTCACACTGATCGATGCATTGCCAGAACCAAGTCCTGAAGAGGCAAGTCGCAAGATTTCGCTACGACTTGCGCAAGCAATCGTAAATAATACAAAGTAGAATTCTGCTGCAATCAGCAGATACAAAGCCGGAGCGCCTCTCGCACCCAACATGCGCCGCGAGATGAAGTGAAACCACTTTGATCCAAACCATAATCAGAAGGAGATCAACACATGTCAAAGTCTTTCCTTGATAAGTTGATCGAGCGTCGTGATGCAGTCAAGTCAGAGATGGACGCAGTTCTCGAAGCAGTAGCAGAAGAGAACCGCACTGACCTAACAGCAGATGAAACCGAAAAGGTGGATTCACTCGTTGAAGAATCACGTTCACTCGATACAAAAATCGATAAGATGAAAGCGCAAGCAGATGCAGATGTTAAGGCATCAGAGATCCGCTCAGCAGTAGCTGACGTAGCAATGCCACGTGCAACAGGCAGCGCGACAGTTACACGCGAAGAGCGCACATATTCACCAGCATCAGATGCATCATTCGTAAAAGATGCATTTAACGCACAGTTCGCAAACGACTATGCAGCAAACGATCGCCTCGCACGCCACATGCGTGAAGAGTCAATCGAGCGCCGCGATGTTGGAACGGCACAATTTGAAGGTCTTGTAATTCCACAATACCTCATCGACCTTGCAGCTCCATTCGCACGTGCAGGCCGCCCTTTCGCAGACTTTGCAACTAACAAGATGGCACTACCGCCAAGCGGAATGACCCTGAATATAAGTCGCATGACGACCGGAAGTTCGACGGCCGTACAAGTTACACAGAACGATTCAGTATCAGAGACAGATGTCGATGACACATTGCTCACAATTAATGTGCGCACAATTGCAGGCCAGCAAGATATCTCACGCCAGGCAATCGAAAGAGGAACAGGCATCGACACATTCGTCATCGCCGACCTCATCAAGTCATGGCATACAACACTTGACTCACAGATCCTAAACGGTGCAGGAACAGCCGGCACAATCAAGGGCCTTCGTGCATCAGGTGGAAATGCAATCACATTCACATCAACAGCGCCAACAGTCGGATTGCTTTATCCAAAGCTCGCTGACGCAATTCAGCAAGTCCAGACAAACGCATTCGTCTCACCGACACACTTCGTGGTTCACCCACGTCGCCTCGCATTCCTTCTAGCAGCAGTGGACAGCACAAATCGTCCACTCGTTGTGCCAGCAGCAAACGGCCCAATGAACGCAGCAGGAGTCGGTGCTGGAGTTTCACAATACGGAAACTCCGGATACCAAATGCTCGGACTTCCAATCATCACCGATGCAAGCATCGGAACCACATACGGAGCAGCAACCAACCAGGATGAAATCTATTGCGTAACAGCAAGCGAATCACATCTCTGGGAGCAGCCAGGATCTCCATTCGCACTTCGCTTCGATGCGACAGGCGCAGGAAACCTCACACTCAAGTCTGTCGTTTACGGCTACGCCGCATATACAGCAGAGCGCTACCCACTTGCAGCCTCGATTATTTCAGGCACAGGTCTAAGCGCACCAACCTTCTAAACGAAGGAACGCACTAATTGTGCAGGGCGAGTGGTCCACCCCCCGAATCACTCGCCCTGCACTTCTTAACAGGGGGAAGCAATGAAGACAGCACACAAAGTAACAATCGGTTCGTGCGATCCAGGATCCGTAAATGGATCCTTCGCATATCGACTCATTCAGTTAGCGCAAGCCAGGAGCAGCAGGCTCGGACCATTCGTAAGAATCAAAGGCTCCGGACTTTTATCCAAGCAGCGAAACCGCATGGTGAAACAATTTCTGGATAACACAAATAGCGACTGGCTTCTTATGTTGGACTCAGATGAGCAGCTGACCGCACAAGCATTCGACGCCTTGATAGATACAGCTCACGATAAAGAACGGCCGATCGTTGCAGGATTAGTATTCGCAGGATTTGGAGTGCCAGGAAAGCCGTACCCAAAACCAGTACCGGCAATCTTCCAGGATTCAGATAAAGGATTTTTACCACTTTTTAAATACGACAAGAACGCAGTCTTCGAGATTGACGCAGCAGGAACTGGGTGCTTACTGGTTCACCGAAGCGTTCTGGAGAAGATGCGAGAAGTAGCAGATTCAAACCAGGGAACGGACTGGTGCTGGTTCTGGGATGGACCAGTAAACGGAGAATGGATCGGCGAGGATTTATTATTCTGTAGAAGGGCAAAGGCGCTCGGATTTACAATCCACGTGAACACAGCCGCCGTACTTCCGCATCAGAAGAGTTTCTGGATGGAAGAGGTTCATAATGATATTTGGCAAGATTGAGAAGATTCGGCGCAAGCCGATAAAAGAAACAGCAACAGCCGATCCCAAACTAGAGCGAGCGATGCTGCCAAAACCGGAAAGAAGGACGAAGCGTGGCCCTAACTAATTGCTACTGCACACTTGCGGAATTGAAGGCATCACTGGCGATCACAGACGCGGTCGACGATTTGCCACTGGAAGCAGCGATCACAGCAACGAGCAGGATGATCGATGATTACACCGGCCGATTCTTTTACAGGAACGGAACCACCCAGGCTCCAGTCGCTCGTTATTACACCCCACTCGATCCCTGGACGATGAACATGGACGACAGCTACACGATCACCGAAGTGGCCACAGATGACAACTTCAACCAGACATGGGATACCGTCTGGGAAACGAGTGACTACATGCTTGAGCCAGTAAATAACCCACAGCGCGGCTGGCCAGTAACCAGGATCCTCGCCATCGGCCGTTACGTTTGGCCTTATTATTTGCCGCAATCTTGCAGGATTACAGGAATCTGGGGATGGGAAGCAACACCAGCAGAGGTCAACATGGCAACCTTGATCCAAGCAGCTCGACTGTTCACACGCCGCCAGTCGCCATTCGGGATCGCAGGAAGCCCGGACTTAGGCACAGTGCGCCTGACCGCAAAGCTCGACGCAGACGTTGAAGCCTTGCTGCGACCATTTAAGAAGAATAACGGACTGGCAAAATAATGCCGATGCAACCAAGCCAAGTCCGAGACGCACTCAAAACCAGACTTCAAACCATCGCAGGCCTTCGCGTCTACGAAGTCATACCGGAACCAGTAACACCGCCATGCGCAATCGTGGGTCAGTTAGATTTCACATTCGATATCGATAACGCCAGAGGGCTAGATCTGGCAAACGTTGATATTTATGTGATCGTCCAGCGCTTCTCAGAGCGAGCAGGCCAGGACAAGCTCGATGGATACCTCGCTGGCACAGGAGCAACATCCATCAAAGCAGCGATCGAAGGAGACAGAACGCTCGGCGGAACATGCCAGACATTGCGAGTAACCAGCGCAGAGTCCGGAACATACGACTCGCAATCAAACACATTTCTCTCGTACCGCTACCGCCTAACAATCTGGGGATAAGGAGAACCACATGACATACATAATAATCTCAAGCAGAGAAGTCTGCGGAAAAACCAAAGGCGATATAATCGCTGATAAAGAATTGCAAGATGCAGGAATTAGCGCAGAAAGTCTGATCGCAGGAAACCACATCAAAGCAAGCAATACCACAGCACCAGCAAACCTACCCATCAAACCCGAAACAGAAGAAGGAGCGACTAAATAATGGCTCGCATAGTTCTCACTAACGCATTTATCTCCGTCGGCGGAGTCGATCTGAGCGATCTAGTCGCTTCAGTAACATTGAATTCCACATTCGACGTAGTCGAAACCACAGCATTCACATCAACAGCAGCGAAGACACGCGTTGCAGGCTTGGCAGACAATTCGATCACTCTCGAATTTCACCAGGATTATGCAACCAACGAAGTGGAGCAAACAATATATCCACTTCTCGGACAAGCATCAACAGTTATCGTGAAGCCAAACGGCAGCACTACCAGCGCATTCAATCCGTCATACACCGCAAGTGCTATTATTTCTGAGTGGACTCCGATCAACGGATCCGTCGGTGAATTGGCAACAGCAAGTGTGACGTGGCCAGTAACCGGAGCAATCACTAAGGCGGTCGCATAATGGCAAGACTCGTACTAACAAACGCATCCGTTGTATTCGGCAGCACTGATCTGAGCGATTTTATTTCTAGCATCACGCTGAATTCAACATTCGATATCGTCGAAACAACTGCATTCGGAAACACAGCAAAGACACGTGTGGCCGGATTAGCAGACAATTCCATAACTCTGGAATTTCACCAGGATTATGCAACCAACGAAGTAGAGCAAACAATTTATCCGTTACTTGGAACAGCAGTCAGCGTAGTAGCAAAACCAGTAGCAGGAACAACAACAGCAATAAATCCGCAATACGCATTCTCAGCGCTTGTCTCGGAATGGACTCCCCTAAATGGATCCGTCGGAGAGCTAGCAACCGCTTCGGTTACATGGCCGATAAGCGGAGCAATAACAAAAACAACCTAAGTAAAAGAGGGGGAATAAAATATGGATGGATTAAATATAAAAGTCAAACTGATCGATGGCGTAGAGAAAACTTTCTCATTGCGACCACGCATCATCGTCGACTTTGAACAGAAGTACGGAAAAGGTCTAGCCAAACTTATCGGCGAAGAACAGAGGCTCGAACACGTCTACTATCTCGCTTGGCTCGCATTGAAGACAAACGGAGTCGTCGTGAAACCATTCGGACCGGAGTTCTTAGATACGCTCGAAGGAGTTCAACTAGATTCAGACCCAAATTCAGAATCCACAGAGACAGCCTGACCTATTCAATAGCAGCAGTTTCTGTGGAGACAGGAATAGATCCGATCTCTTTATTGGATGCACCAGATGGAATCCTTGAAGCGATCGTGATTTATCTCAAAGAAAAGGCAAAGGCGGCAAACAAGCATGGCCAGTGATGTAGTCGTAATAAACGGCATCAAAGAAACCACCGCCGCCTTGAAGAAATTCGACAAGGACGCAGCTCGTCGGCTGAACAAAGTTATCAACGACGAGCTGCGTCGAGCCGAAGGAGATGCCAAAGAATCCATCCCAGATAAACCACCCATGAGTGGATGGCGATCAACAGCTGCAAAGAACCCACAGAAGAGCGTTCGCGGTGGCCAGGGCTGGCCAGCATGGGATCCGCAAGCGATCCGCCAGGGAATCGTGAAGACTCGCTCAGAAGGCCGCGTGAGGTCGGATTACACCACTAGCGCTGGCGCATTATTTAACAAGACCGCATCCGGCGTGATCTTTGAAGTTGCAGGACGTAAATCACCAGGAGAGGGAACAGGCCGCCAGCTGATCGGCGTACTGAATCAACGCTTCAGGAAAGCATCACGCGGAATATGGGCAGTCATTGACCGAGATACCCCTAGAATTTATGCCAATATCAGGAACGCAATGGACGAAGCAGAGAAGACCCTGAAATTAAACTTCAATAAAGAGAAGGGATAACCGAGCATGGCAGTAGGAGCAGTAGTCGCCCGGATTCTCACTCAATATTCTGACAAGGGAAGCAAGGCAGCATCCAGGGATATAAATAAACTTGGAAAATCTTTCGATAAGTTTGCAGGGAAAACAGCAAAGGCCTTCGGATTAGCGGCAGCAGCAGGAGCAGCATTCGCAGTCAAGATCGGCATCGATTCCGTCAAGGCAGCGATCGCAGATCAGAAATCACAGGCTCTACTTGCCAATTCACTCAAGAATACAACAGGGGCAACAGACGCCGCGATCGCATCGGCAGAATCGTACATAGACAAAATTCAGCGCACCTTCGGAGTCGTCGATGACGACTTAAGGCCAGCGCTTGCAAAATTATCTGGTGTCACCGGAGATATCACTGCGGCGCAAGGACTTCTAGGCGTAGCACTTGATCTTTCAGCAGGAGCAGGCATCAGCCTAGAATCATCCGTTGCAGCGATTACAAAGGCAAGCCAGGGCAACTTCGGAGCGCTCACAAAGATGGGCGTACCGATCGATGAAAATACAAAGAAGACGAAAGACTTCGCAGCCGTTCTCGGAATCTTAGATAAGCAGTTCGGTGGATCAGCAGCAACCAGGGCAAACACGTTCGAATTTAGAATGAAGCGCCTGGGCATTGCATTCGACGAAGCGAAAGAAACACTAGGCACAGCGCTCATGCCTACACTTGAAGAATTATTCACAGTCATGGTCACGAAAGTTATTCCAGCGATACAAACTTTTCTCACCGAGAACGGCGACAAGCTCGTCGGCGTTATGACAAAAGCGATCAAGGCAGTCATAGGCTTTGGCTTTACGATTTTTAAGATATTTGCATTCGTAGCAAAGCATAAAACCGTCTTCGTAACACTTGGCGCACTCTTCGCAGCAACATTCGTAGCAGGTAAAGTCATGGCATTTGTAACAGCCATCCAGGGATTGATTAAGGCTTACCAGGCAATCAGAGCAGCAGCAATAGGAGCAGCAGCAGCACAGGCAGCAGCGACCGGCGGAATTTCAGTCGCAGCAGCAGTCGCTGGAGTTGCCGCATTCGCAGCAACGCTCGGTGGACTTTATCTCGTCGTCAAAAAAGCAAACGGCGAGATGACAAAGATGGAAGGAAAAGGCGACGATTTAGAATTCTCATTCGAGGGTTTGAATGGAACGACTGACGACTTCCTGAAAAATCTCAAAGGACTCAATGTCGATCTTGGCAAGGCAGGAAAGAATACAAAGGTACTCACAGCAGCAGACCTCAAGCTTCTAGCAACTCAGCGAGCGCTGGCTGCTTTGGCAAAGTTCAAGATCAAGCCAACGACAGAAACAGATCCGATCCAATTAGAAGCAGCACGCCTGAACCTTATAAAGCAAGCAAATATCCAGGAATCAGTTCGCGTCCAAGCAATCCTCGCAAACCTGGAAGCGCAGCTCAAGGCAAACGATGCCATCAAGCGATACACCGACCTGCTAGGCGTCGTTGCAGATTCCAAGATTTCGCCAGAAGAAGTAATAATTCTTTCTCAGAAGTGGGGAATCAGCAAAGAAGCAGTCGTCGCATACACCAGTGCCATCTTTGCAGTAAACGACGGCAAGATAACAAAGACAGAAGTCGAAGCCCTTGCAACACAATGGGGAGTAACAAAGAATCAAGCGCAGGTTTATCTAGACTTCTTCGCAGCTCTTAACGACGGCAAACTTGATCCCACAGAGATCAACCAACTGGCAACCAAGTGGGGGCTGACGAATAAACAAGTCACCGATTACGCCACAAAAATATCAGCAGGCGTCAGCCCTTCCGATCTTTGGCCCACACCTGGAAACCAAGCAGAGCAATCATGGAAGAACGCGCTCACAGCACTCAATGCCTACGTTGCAGCATCGGGAGCAAAGATCGCAGCTCCAGCACCGACACCGACAGCACCGCCGATGGCAGGAACGCCGCTGCCGCCAGGATTCAAGCCTTCAGTAGTTCTCCCACCTCCAATATTTCAACCAGGACAGCCAGGCTTTATCGGGCCAGTTTTACCAAAGACAGCAACACCAGCACCGACGACGAGCAACTTCACCGACCGAAGCCTTGAAAGCAAGTTAAGAGGGATGGGGATGGCTGTTCTGGGCGAAGGCGGAATTGTAAACAGCCCTACCGCCGCCTTGATCGGCGAAGCAGGACCAGAAGCAGTAATACCGCTAAGCCGCATGGGATCGATGGGTGGTTCAAGCGTTAACATCGTGATCAACGGAAGCGTGACCAGCGAAGGCGACCTCGTGAACGCGATCCGTAACGCGATCCTTCAGGGCCAAAATAACGGCCAGGCAATAACCAAGACAGCGATCCAACTCTGATGGCAGGCATTCCACAGCTCGGAGCACAGATCGACTTCGTCAACGGCCCGGCGTTTATCTCGGCCGCCTTCACATTAGACGATGCAATCAAGGGCATACTAGGAACAGGCCAGCTCGCAGACGCCGATGACTCGGTCGACATTTCAGACATTATCCTGCGCTCATCCATTCGCAGAGGAAGAAACCGAATCCTAAACAAATTTGAAGCAGGCACAGCAATCGTCGAGATCAAGGATGAGACAGGCGACTGGAACCCGGCTAATACGGCAGGGCCTTATTACGGCAAACTCGTACCGTTGCGCAAGATAAGAATCTACGCAGATTATGAAGGCATTCGTTACTATTTATTTTCAGGATTTATCACCAGCTACGATACGACATTCGCTCTGGGAACCGATGAAGTTTCCAAAGTAGTCCTGCAATGCGTGGATGGCTTCCGCCTTCTTAACAATGCAGCGATAACCACAGTCCCAGATAGCGGAGCAGGGCAACTAAGCGGAACACGCATCAACAAGCTGCTCGACGTCGTCGACTGGCCACTATTCCAAAGAGATATCAACGCCGGCGATAGCACGATGCAGGCGGATCCAGGAACAGCAGAGAGAACCGTCCTGGAAGCAATTCAAACGGTGGAAAGCAGCGAATTCGGTGGCTTCTTCCTGGACGCAGAAGGGAATGCGACGTTTTACTCAAGAACGACAGTAAGCCAGTACGCAGACTCGACACCGACAGTTTTCAGCGATGACGGCACAGGAATCGGATATGCGCAGATCGATCTGGCATTCGATGACACCTTGATTGTAAACGACGTATCGGTTCAGAGACTCAACGGCACAAATCAAGTGGTTTCTGATCAGATATCGATCGATAACTACTTCATCCATTCAGGAGCCAGGACAGGCATTCTGGTGCAAACAGATACCGAATCGCTAAACCAAGCAATCATGATTCTAGACGCACGCAAAGACGCCACTCTTCGTATTGATTCCATGACCCTAAACCTTGTCGACGATGGCCAGATAGCACGAAACGTCGCAGGCATTGAACTAGAGATATTTGACCTTGTAAATATCACGAAAGCAATGCCCGGATCCACATCGATCACTAGCGAATTATTCGTGCAAGGGCTGCAACACGACATAACAAGGACAACCTTTACCACTAAGATATTGACCAGTGAACCAATTATCCAAGCAATTATACTAGACAGCACATCGCAGGGAATTCTGAACGTTGCAGGCGTTCTAAGTTACTAAGAAGGAGAAATCATGGCAGGAGCAGGCTACAAGTTATTTGCAACAGGAGACGTGCTGACAGCAGCGCAAGTCAATACTTTTCTGATGCAGCAGACAGTGATGGTATTTGCCGACTCCACAGCTCGAACCACAGCCCTGACGGGCGTGCTTGCAGAAGGCATGGTTACATATCTCCAGGATACAAACGCCCTGGAAGTTTATGACGGATCCTCATTTATTGGAGCAACAGGCGACATCACCGGCCTCACCGCTAGCACAGGCATCACGATCACCAGTGCGACAGGACCAGTACCAACCATAGCGATCGATTCAACCGTTGCCACTTTAAACGGCAGCCAGACTTTAACCAACAAGACACTAACAGCACCGATTATCGCCACGATCAGCAACACCGGCACTTTGACCTTTCCAACATCAACGGACACGATCGTAGGAAGAGCAACCAGCGATACTTTAACTAATAAAACTCTTACTGCCCCGATAGTCAATCTTGCCTTTAACGCACAAACTGGAACAACATACACTTTAGTTGCTGGTGACTCAGGAAAACTTGTAACTTCTTCCAACGGCTCAGCAGTTACCGTAACAATTCCTACTGGCGTATTTGCAGCAGGTGAGTCTATAAATGTGCAATCAATTGGCGTTGGACTGACCACAATTTCAGGAGCAGCGGTCACTATTACTTCAACAGGTGCAAGTGCTATCGCGCCAATACTACGAGCAAGATACTCAGCAGCAACAATTATTTGCACAGCGGCTGGAGTCTTTA